TCTCCCCATCTAATGATCTTGGTTTTTTACCAATAATATTTTCGACATTCTCTCCTTCTTGTTTTAAAATCTTATTTTGCTCTTTTAATTTTTTAGCAAAAAGTTTTTTGTCTGTAATTTTATACTTGATTTCTTTAGTGCCTGATTGTTTTACTTTTCCTAAAGAATAAAATAACCAATCAAGGGGTAAAGCTAAAATAGCTCCTTCGATTGCCATTTTAGAATAGGCTTTAGCTTCTGAATCTTCTGTATCAGCTTTTAAAAATTCAGTAACAGGATTTCTTAAATTAGGATATTGTTCAATTAAATTAGATATTCTTTCTTGAAAGGGAGAAAAGGCAAACGGTTCTGCTGCTGCACCCTTTACCGAAGTTTTGAATAACCAACCCTTTTTATCACCCAAAAGTTTAGTTACTTTTTTACCAACTTCAGGAAGTTTTCCTAACTTTCCCACCTTAGTCCATCCAGCATAAGGAACCATAAATCCTGCCACATCTCTAATTAAAGAACCAGCCATTGATTCAGGTTCCATAACTTCAGGGAGTGGGGTTTTTCCTAGTGGATCACCAGGTAATAATAAATTTCCTAAATCTCTAGTGGACTGTAGAACATCTCTACCAGCTCCACCAAAAATTTGCCAAAAATCTTTTAGCCATCTTTTGTCATAATTTTCGTAAGGATTATTAGAAACATCTATAATTCCTTTTTCTTTTTCTTCAAATGGATTTTCAATTTTAAAAGGATTATCAATGGTAATTTTTTTTGCTTCAGGGATATATTCGCCAGTATCAACATTAAAGGTGTTTCCAAAAATAGTAACTTCTTTAATAGATTCTTTAAAAGGATCAACAACCTTTTCTTCTTCTTCTTTTTCTTTTGTTTTAAAGGGATTTTGAATTTCTGGAACAAAAGGATTTACTACAACCATAGCTCCTCCTATAAATTAGCACTAATAGATTCCCAATTATCTCTAAACCATTTAATTAATTCTTCGTCAGATTTACCAGGATTTGCTTCTTTTAGAGTTTTTAATTCTGAAGCGGTTGGGTTTCTTATTTCTTTAAGTTTGTCTCTCTTATCTATACCTGCTGATAAAATTGCTTCTAATCTACTTCTAACAGGTCTAATTTGTTTATTATATAAATCTTGATCTGCTTTAGGTAATGTTTTAAACCATTCTTTAAAATCATCTCCTGAACCATGCTTTTTAGCTTCAGTATATAAAGCCCAAGCCTCTTTGCTTAAAGTAGGAGTTTTTACTCTTTCCATAAGTATTGCTGAAACATATTTTTCAGGAAAGGCTAAAAATAATTCCATATCTTTTTCAGGAACTTGATCTTTATAATCTTTAATAAATTTTTGTTTTCGTTTTGATGCTTTAACTTTCTCAACGGCTGACGTTGTTACTAAACCTTTTTTAAAAGAAGGTAATATGGTTTGTTCAATAGGTTTTCCTTTCACTCCACTTTGTATAATTTCCATGCCAGTCACCGCAGGAAGATTGGAAAATAAATCCAACATTCCTTTGCCTGGATCGCTAGGTTGATTGAAGGTCGTTAGTAATCCTCCTTGACCCCAATTTCCTCCAGTACCAAACAATCCTTGTCTAGGTTCTGTTGCTGCACCAGCAATAACATCTGGTACATCAGGTTGTACCATGCTACCTTTTAAATATTTTTCAAGCCATTCCCAAGCCATTATATTAATCCTCTTAATTTAGCATCTTCAAAAATTCCGTAGGATGCTGTTGTCATAGGTGTTGTTATAAAATTGTTTGTTTTTGCTTTTGCCGTATTGTAGTTGTCCATAATCGTTTGCCCTGCTTCGGCTATGTTTGAAAAATGCAAGTCATAAGCCGATGGAGGCAATTCAGATCCTCCAATCACTGCACTGGCATAAGGCACTAAATCATTAATTAATTCCTGTGTTTCACCTTCTAAAGTTCCTGTTAAATATTCCTGTTCCTGAGTTCCAGTTAAATCCCTAATGGGATTATAATATTCCAAATTATATTGTCTGGCATAAGCGTCATCTAATTCTGACTGGGATTCTGTATCTAAGGCCGAATAGTCGGTATCATAAACCCTTTCAGAATATTCCTGCACATCTTCCACATAGTCTCCTCCACCTAGAGCATCTTCGCCTGTTGGCAGTGAAGCAATGTAAGCATCATAAGCCGCCTGTTTTTCATTTATGGCTTTGTTTAATTGATAGGCATTATAAGCCATACTCAAAGGATCGGCAGATAGAAGAAGATTTGTTGCCTTGATAGGTATTTCAGCTTTCTTATAATTTTCAATAACGTCATCTATAAAAGTATTTTTTTCTACTTCTACAGGAACATCTACCGCATACGATAAAGCCTTGGCTTCTTCGTCTGCATAAGAACCATCTCCACCACTAGGTTGTGATGTTGGAGGATTGTTTGCAGCTTGAGAAACAGCTCTATCAAATTGTCCATAATCTGATCCTGTATCTCTACCAGAATTTCCTCCTGAATATGCTGCTGCCTCTGCTGCTGTTCCATGTGGTGGTGGCATTGTTCTCCTTAAATTGCTATTGCTATAATGACTAAAATTAATAAGCCCACCAAATATTTCATTGGATGAGCTTTGACTCTAACTTCCAAGTCATAATATAATTTACTTATCTTTTTCATTTTTTAAAATTTCTAATTTACTAAAAAATAAATGGCAATCACTACGACCACTACAGCAGTAGCAATTTTAGGATGAGCTTTTGCTAACGCCCATACTTGTTTAATTTTTTCCATTATAATAATAATCCTCCTAGTAATCCTCCGACACCCCCAAGCAAAGCTCCAGTTCCTCCACCTAAACCATAACCTAACATTGCTCCTCCCATACCTGTCGTTAAAGGATTGGTTTGATAATTGACTTGTTGTTGTTGAGAAGGGAATCCAGAAGCGATTGGACTTATAAGTGATCCATACGCCTGTAGATTTTGAAAGGGAGCCATTTGAGCTTGTCTAGTTAAAGCTTCTAATCCTTGTCCTGTTTGTAATAAAGTGGGAGCTTGTTGAGCCACTTGTAATTGTCTAGCTCTTTCAGTATTTACATTTTGAAAGGCGTAAGGCAAAGCCGCTAAAGCGGTTTGAGTTGCCACCTGTTGTTGAGAAACTGGTGAACCTGGTGTTCTTCCAGCTCCAGAAAATTGTGAAGCCACATTGGTATAAACATCCCCTGCCGCTTGTTGAATTAAGGGATTAAGATAAGGATTGACATAACCACCAGCTAATGTGGATTGAAGTTGTGATCTGGCTGCTGCCGCATCCGCTTCCTGTTGGGATAGGCCAGTTAAAGTTTGTGTAGTGGGAGCAACGTATTGTCCTACGCCACCTCCATAAACTTTACCTGCTTCTGAAATGATTTGTTGTAATGCTGGTTGAGCTGGACTCCAAGGGTCTCTATTAACAACCTGTGTTTGACCTCCACCTCCGCCTGATCCTCCTCCTAAAAAACTCATTTATCTTTTATCTCCTGTTTGATTTGTTTTTCTAAAACCACATGGGTTCGTTTGTAGCCGAATTGATTTAAAATTTTTTGCCATCCTGGTCTTGCTATTAATTCCATAACTGAACATTTTTCTTCTTGTGCAAACTTTTCAATATCTTTAATTAAATATTGCCACTTATGTCTTTGTCTGCCAGTCATCATATAGATGTGGCAGACTTTTCCTAGCGGTTTTTCTACTATCTCAGTAATAACAACACCGAAATATTTTTCGACACTTGTTTTTTGAACTTTATCCCAAAGAATCCAAATCTGAAATTTGCCTTCCTTGGCCGTCTTTAAAACAAACGCTGAATCTGAAAGTTGACCTGAAAAAAGTAGGGCTTTTCTAATATCTTTTTCAATTAATCCCCATACCTTATCAAGTTCTTTTGTGGGTATTCTGACTAGCTCCATAAATTACACCAAAACTCATTTAAAAACAACTAAGTTATTACTAAATAGCTTACGGCAATATGAACTGAATCGGTAGAACTCATTGTCGCTTTTAAAATGTCAGTTGCCTCCAAAACTAGGGGTTTGGTTATTAATTCTTCTGAAGTATTGGCGGTTAAAGCATGGGTTCTTAAAATTTGGTAAGTGGCACTAGCTGAAGTATCGGTAACATCCAGCGTAACCGTAGGGGTATTAGCGGTATTATTGGTAATGATGATAGATTTAATGATAATATTTTCACCACTAGCTGCCGTTATGATAGCGGTCTGATCGGTAACGGCTAAAGCAACACCTGTAAATTTGTAATTATTTGCCATCTTTATTTTCAGTTTTAGGTTTTGGCGGTAAGTAAGTCACAAGATGTTGCAGCTTACCCCAATTAGAAGTTCTAATATCAATCCATTTATCCAGCTCCTTATTAATATCGGTATGGTCTGGTAAAATGGTTGTGGTATTTAAAAGAAGTTTGATGTTTTCGTTGGCTTCTAAGATTTTTGATTCGTAATGTTTGCTTAACGATTCAATTCTTGTTTTCATCAACAAAATTAGGGTTTTGGATTAGCGTCTTTTACTGCTTTTATTGTATCCTTAAATGTTGTCGTACCATCCACTTGATCATGATAGATCATATCCAATTGATCACCGATTGCTGGATAGGTATTCGTTCCACCATATCTTTCTGGTAGGTTTCTATCTCTTTGATATTGTTTAGCATTATATTCAGCTTGTAGTTCAGCCTGTTTAGCTGTGATTTGTGCATTAGTAATGTTAGTCGGATTGCCATCATGCCAAGTTATTTGATTAATATCTTCATCGTTAACACTTACTTGTGCATGAACGCCATCTTGTTCTTTTCTAATTGTTAGTATTGTTTTTGCTATATCGGTCATTATGCTCCTATTTCCATTAAAGTAATCGTACAAGCATTTGTAGTATGATAAACATTATCAGAATCATTTTTATGATTAAGATAGGTTGTAATAGTATTTTCTGTCATCCATTGCACTTTATAAGTAAGAACATCAGTTAATGTATAACTTGGACTATCTAAAAAAGTAAGTGAAGGTGTAAACATTTGAGTAAGATTTGCACCAGTAGTCGATCTTTGTCTATTACTACCTACTTGATCTCCAATTGTTCCAGTAATGTCTGCATAACCACCACTATCAATATCTCTTACAACTTTCCATATCCCAAAGCCTCCTTGATAAAAGTTTACACTAGCATTAATCACAATTTTTGATGAAGCCGCTGTAGGTGTTATAGCAAGAGACAATCCTGTATCCGCCCAAGATGTTGAAGTTGTTGATGCTCTATCAGTTTTAGAGGTTCCAACACATTGTAAAAGTTTTCCACCACCTGCCGCCGCCGCCCATTCAGGAGCAGTAGCACCAGAGTTCATTGTAAGAACATCATCCGCAGACCCTTTTGCTAATTTTGCTAAAGTCGTTGAACCTGTTGCATACAAAATATCTCCTGCTGTAAAGCTAGAAAGATTTGTTCCACCTTTAGCGACTGTGATTGTTGGTAAAACTGTTAAATCTACTGAACCCCAATCTGGAGCTGTTGCTCCTGAGTTCATAGCCAAAACTTGTTCGGCTGTTCCTTTTGCTAATTTTGCTAATGTTGTTGTTCCTGTAGCATAGAGAACATCTCCTGCCGTAAAACCTGTTAATCCAGTTCCTCCACCTGCTACTCCCAAGCCATCGGTAATGGTAAAAGTTGCTCCAGTAGGAATAGTAATAGTATCGGAAGCATCACCTATTTGTAATGCTGTTCCTGTGGATGGACTTAATTTATCTGATTTTATTTCACTTGCCATGATTGTCCTTTTTATATTAATTTAAAATTTAAGTAAATAATTATTTTTATCCATTATATGATAGTTAAAGCCCCAGAACCTTTAACATCCCATACCGCTGAACCTGTTACGTCTATTGCTCCTATAAGCATATAATTCTTGGTTGCAACCATTGTAGTATCAACTGAAGAACTAATTTCATTGTAATTAGTAAAAGTTGATCCTGCGGTTGATATTGCTCCACCTTCTCCTAAAGTGGTATCGGCATCAGGTAGTGTGTAAATTCTTGTTGTTGATGCGGATATGCCTGAACATTGAAACTGTGCCTTTTTACTATTATCAGTATTATCTTGTAAAGTAAAGTTATCATCATCAATAGTTGTTACCGTACCAGCCGTTACACCGTCTATTTGAGCTTGAATACCAGAGGTTACTCCACTGACATATCCTAGTTCAGTATCGGTTGTTGCTGATACTGCAATTTTTTGCGAACTATTTGAAATAACGGCTCTACTTGCCGTTAAAGATTCTGTGTCTATGGTTGTTGCCGAACCTGTAATCGTTGCTTGTTTGGCATCTAATTGAGTTTGAATATTTGAAGAAACATCATCTAAATATCCTACTTCCGTTGAAGTAACTGCACTTACCGAAACATCTCCGCTGCCATCAGAAACTAAAGCTCTTGATACAGTAAGATCCTCCATTTTAGAAAATTCTATGGCTGCCGCAGCATTAATATCTGCATTAACGATAGTGCCGTCAATAATAACTGGGGGTAAAGAAGTATTGGTTGCACTTACTATTCCGATATAAACCGAAGTAATTGCACCTGAAGTTAGACTGCCTGAATCCCAAGTTACATTAACGGTAGTGTTGGTAGAAAAAGAAGTGCTGGAAATTGTGCCGTACAAAGTTGCAGCCGAATCAACCACTTGAACTCTACGGTTCGCATGATAAACCGCAGTTACATCAGCACCATCAATAGTAAAAGCTGTTCCTGAAACATACGTTGCAGTATAAGACGCTGAACCGTCTCCATATTCAATCCATTGAGCATCGTTAAACCAATCTCTAGTATTTTTCATTAATGCTCTAATGGCATTGTTTAAATTACTAGGTAACATTCCCTCCGCAATATTAATCGTATTTAATGTTGTATTGCTGGCTTGGGTTGTTGAATAATCTTTTATGTTTGTTGCCATTTAATTTTCTAATTTATAAACCATGCAAACGCTTTAGCGTTCTCATCGTTGTTTTTATTTATTAAAACATTCACCGCTTCTTCAATTTGTCTTTGAAAGAACTCTTGGTGTTCCATGCTATAACGCACATTTTCTATATTAATATCTTTAGCCATTATCTTTGTCCTGCCCTACTTGCTACAAAATCAACTCCCTGTGCATGAGTCCAAGTTGAACCTGCTGCTATTTTAACATTCGCCCTAATATATCTTCCTGATTGTCTAACTGGAACGGTTCCACTGGTTACCATTGAACTATAAGAAGATGTTGAGGCACTATTGGCTAATCGTTCCCTTGTTGTAATGGCAACGGTAGCCGTTGCATCTACAATGGGTCTGACTTCTGTTATATCTGATCTTAAACCTGGAAACAACTCTATTTCACTTGTTTCTATTTCAACTTCATTGCCATTGCCAGAAAAAATAGCCGCTTTATTATCTCCATCAATCGCACCTAAATATCTTTGACCTCCTAGCCAAAAATCAGTGTCCAAAGCAATATTAATATTATCTATACTTGAATCAATTAAATCCATTGTTTCAACGGTATAAGCTCCAACGAATTGAGAAAAAATTGTACTAGATGACGCTTTGGCAAAAGACCATTTTTCGGTAACATAATTATAAATTAAAAGTTTGTCACAAATACCAGTCGTATTTGCCTGATTATCCGCACTAGGATAAAGCCAAATGGCTAATGTATTAAAAGGATCAACCGCAGCCACAATCCTGTCGGAATAGGCTTTGTCTAAATCTATATTAAAAAAACGATTTACTTTTTCCGCACCAATCGGTTTAATATTATCTCCTTGTACTTCAAAGAAACCATCATCGGCATAAAAGAAAACCCTTCGATTATCTTGGCAAACTGTTTTTCCATAAACTGCACCCCTGTTAGGAGATACCACTGAAAATCTAAAGATAGTTGATCCGCCCACATAATCTAAACGCACTATTTCATTTTGTCTAAAAATATAACCATATTCACCAGAGGTGATGGCTACAATCTGTCCACCTGAACCTGGAAGGTCTTGGCTATCAGCTTGTTTTGATCCTGCTGTCCAAGTGGTAATATCATTAATGCCTGACCATTGAACCCTGTTCGTTGCACCTACTATATTTCCTGTTACTAAAAAATCTCTTATCACTCCTGATACTTTAAATATCGGTGGAGTTCCATCGGTGGCAATCGCTGAAAGATTAGCAAAGTTAGTTGAAGTTCCCATTAAATAATATTGAGGAGCATCCACTCCATTGCTTATAATGAGATAATCTCCAAATTGCGTAAAGGTAATAAAATCGGTAGCCGTTCCAGATAAAGGAGTACCACCAGAAAAATTTGTAGTTGTTAATCTTGTTGTATCAGATGAAACATTAGTTAAATTTTCATTTCCAACTGTTGCTCTTGTTACAGTTACTTCTGCTGATGATACTGTTGCTGAAAAATCAGCATGACCATTAATAGTATTTTTTAAATTTGTAGCAGTAGTATCATTATTTGTTTGTACTTGAAATTCATTTGTAGATGGAGTTCCTGTAACTGAAGTAAATACAACAGTTGTTCCATCATTTTTTTTTAAAGTAATAGTTTTTCCAGCACCAATACTTGCATAATCTGAAACTGTTATTGTGCAAGTTGCGTAAGAATCATTTAAAAATTTTCCTCCAGCACCTCTATCAGTAAAGGTTCCTGCTGATAGTTGATAAATAGTATCTTTTGTCGCTGCAAAGTTATAACTGGTATTGTCTGTTGATCTAAATGAACCAGCTCCTTTTGATAAATCCGCAATAGCATTGGTACTATAAGATGTTAAAGAAGGAAAAGGTTTATAACTTCTAGCAGCAAAATAAACATTCTTTGCTATATTCGCACCTGGATTCATAAACTTGGGTTGATCCGGTAGCCATTCTCCAAAAGGTACTTGCATCTATTTCCTATTCGTTGTTACTGACTATTACTCTGCCTTGATCGGCAAAAGGTGCAGCCACAGTTACGTCTGATCTAGTTTGTAATGGAGATCCGCTCCATTGATCTTCTCTATCGTTTCTTTCAATTCGTTCTAATCCGGTTTGGTAAAGTTGTAGCCAATTTTGTAATTTACTAGGATCAATGCCTCCTAAAAAATTAGCGGCATGATAAAGGCTGCCGTATAAATAAATTCCTGGGTGATTCGTTAAAATATAATTCGTTGTTGCCGAATCAGATAAAGCGGCAATCGCCTTGTAATAATTTAAAGTTGCGGTGTAAGTGGTGTCAGGCGTTGGAGCAAATCTAAAATTATTTCCTAAAATAGTATAAACATTAGGTCGCCCAGTGGTAGAACCCCCTTTGATTTGGTCCATTTGAGTCGGAGCCATATAAGTCAAGGAATATTTTACTGTGCCTTGAACAATATAAAAATCTCTGACTTGTAAAAAACCTGAGGGAACGGCTACCGTTTCCGCATCAATAGAAAAGGAAGAATCGGAATTTAACATCGCTTTAATTCTTAATTTAGAATTATATTCTGATTCAACCAGTTTAATAAAATCATCAGCGATCTCATCGGTTAAATCAGAACGATTTAGCCAATTCGCTATTGATGTTTTTACTTCTGCGTAAGTTGATAATGACATTATAATCTTCCTGGTGCGGTTCTAAAATATTTATATTCGTTGCTGTTTAGTTTTTCTTTTAAAATTTTGTTTTGAACTTCTTTAGGCAGACGAAACCAATTATTATTTCCGCCAGTATATTCTTTTGCCCAGATTTCCAAAGCTAATGTAGGAATGGAAGCCACTCTTTTAAGTCCTCTACTTGGAGAATAGCCATCGTTGTGATTGTAGAGTTCTTTATTCGCTTTTAAATGAGGATCAACATTCAGTTCTTGCTTGATACCAACTTTTTTATCCATTTCTTCGTTAATAAAAGTTGTTTTTTGCAAACCTTCAACTTGTGTTTCTTTTTTCATTTAACCTTGACCTCTACTTTTTTTTCTTTTTGGTATACGTTTACTATAAGTTTTATTGTGTCTACCTGGTCTTTTTTTTCTAGTTTGCTTAACATGAACATACCCATAAGACCTGGGTTTAGTCATTAAGACGTTAAGACAGTAACACCCAATATACCAGTGCCACTAGCTAAAATTCCTGCAACTTTATCGCCTACATCAACTTTTATTATTTCTATTGTATCAGCAGGTAAAAAAGTGCTGCTAGTTGTTGCTGTTGGGTTACTCCCTACGGCATAATAAGTATCTGTATCAGCACAAAGTCTTACATAGAAAACTCCACTTGAAGCAGTTCCTAAAGCGGCAGATTGTGCAGACGTATCTGAAGTCGCTACATTTGCCGTACTGGTTTGTTGAAAACCATAATTGTACATTTTTTTTTCTCCTATTTAATTTGTGAGGGTGGAAAAACCGCTAGGTCAGAGCCACCCCCAATTTTATTTATACTATTTTCAAATAGTAAATACTATCTTCTAATAACAAAAGTTACATAAAGCACATTTGCATTAGTTGATGCACCATCAGTAATTATTTCGATAGTTCCATCTTGTTCAACATTATTAGCTGCTGTTGGCTCAGATGTATCTACATCTCCAGCCGCAGAACCAGAATAAGCAACCGTAATTGCTGAATCGGTCATAGCTGTTCCGCCAATTTCAAAAGTAATTGCTGCGTTTGCAGTAGCAATCACACCTTGAAGTGCAGTAATAATTTTGATGACTCTTCCACTATCAGGTATTCCAACAAATGTTGAAGATGCCGTACTAATGTCTGCAATCTTTGCAGTTATAAAATAGTCGTTAAGTGTTCTCATTTTTTTATCCTCATCGTTCCGCCCTTAATCTAATCTTAGAGCTTCAATGTTAATATAAATGCAAGGGGAGCAGATTTTTTAGATTACCCCCCTTACACTGTTAGATATTACGAAGTAGTTACGTCTGTAACCATACCACTTGATGCTTCATTTTTTGCTTCAAGAGTATATTCAACCACCAAGAATCTTTGATCTGCATCAGCAGTCTGTGCAGGATGTTGAAGTTTGAAATCTCTTAAAAAAGCAACTGCCCAAAAATCCATTTCAAGCAGGTAAACATCTTGTCCTCTTTTAGCGGCTGTACCGTCGGTTTTTCTTATCCAACGATTCGGTGTGACTTGCATCGTACCAAAATCAGATTCGTAAACATCAATAGAAGTCATTAATCTTCTATCTTCTGCTTTGTCGAATCTAGTTGCACCACCTGTAAAGAAAGATAGTTTCTGTTTATTGAAGCCATTAAGCATGATGACATTCGGATTGCCTCCAGCTACCCAAGTGGTTTTCAAAGCTGCTCTCAGTAAAGTTTCTGTGAACGCTCTTTGAGTTCCGTCAGTTCTAGCAGCACCGCTACCAGCTCCTGACCCACCTGCTCCAGCAGATACATTTGATGAAATCCAAGTTGGAAGTCCACCTAATGTTCTAGCTGTTGTGTTGTCGCCTACTGCTTTCGCTGTGTTTAATAAAAGAGCATTTTCCATATCTCTTTTTAGTTCTTTCGCAGCTTTCGCAACTTGATACGCTATCTCAGAATTTCTCCCTGCCGCAAGAACGGCATCGTCTGTTCCAGTAACCTGGACAGCTTTAGTTGAAATTTGAGTGTAATCAAATGCTAGAGTTGTAGAAGAAAGCGAACCATAAGAAATGGATGCTCCTTCTACCGCAGCATTAGCAGCAACAGCAGATAAGGTATCTGTTTGCCATTGATACTTAGTTTGTGTGGCTTTCGTTTTGCCGATACCTGACATAAAGGGAGTGTCTGTAGGTGATATATTATAAATTATATCAGATAGATCCTCTCTTATACCAACAGTATCGTAGGTTGTTAAACCAGCCATAGTTGTTCTCCTTAGCTTTAGTTGTTACACATATTTTGCCAAAAGATCCGTAGCATCTCTAGGATTACCACTTCTCTTCAGACGGTTTATTTGATCCAACCTTGCTTTACTGGTGTGTTCATCTTTAGTTACTTTAATACCGGACCTTATGACTTTGGCTGGTTTGACTTTCTTACTAACCAAAGTTGGTTTCAACTTTTGGGCGTTCTGATGCGTCATTGCATCCATAATCACATCAAACATTCTTGAATCATAAACCTGGTTAATTTCTTGATCGTTGAAATTTCTACCTAGTAAATAATTTCTCATGTTTGTTTTAAGAGATGATCCTTTAACAGGATCCCCAAAATCAGGATGTTTTAAAGCAACCTTTTTTTGTTCTTCCCTTAAAATTTCTTGAAACTGATCTTCTTGGTGTGAACGTAGCTTTCTTTGAGCTTGTGCGATTGTTTCTCTTCTTCGCCTTATTTTTCTCTCAAGTTTTGCAGCTTCAGTAGGGTCTTCATCAAATAGTTTATCCAGTTCTTTAGAACTCAATTCGCTATTGACTTCGGCATTTAAAGTCCTTGTCAGATTATCCAAACCTTCAAGTTTGGTTGAATAGTCTTTGGTTAGACGATCTTTGTCGGATAAAAGCTGTCGTCTTTCGATAGCTAGTTCTTCCGTCTTTCGTCTATAATCGGCATCTTTTTGATAACCTGCTTTCAGTTCATCAAGGTCAACATCGATTTTTTCACCATTGACTATTATTTGGTGTAAATCGGTTTCTTGAGTTTCCTCAGCGTTTTCTTTTTCAGACGCTTCTTCTTTTTCCGTAGCTTCCTTTTCAGGTTGAGCTTCAGAGTTTTTTTCTTCAGGTTGAACTTTAGAATTATCCTCAGTTTTATCTTCGGTTTTCTTTGGCTCTTCCTTCGCCACTTCTTTTTGTGGTTCGCTAGTTATCTTGGTATTAATTTTACCTTGATCTAGCAACCCCTCAACAGCGTTAGCAGCACCTTGCATTGCCTTATTAGACAATAATGGATTTACATCAGACATACCTGTCCTCCTTGGTTAAGCTCCCTTAATTGGGTTGGCTTATTTTAACCTATCGGCTAAAATTTTTTATCTTGTTGTTGTTTTCGGAAAACCTCTAGCTGTTTTTCCGCTAATTTTCCGGTTTCAAGAATACTTTTTAAATGTTGTTCCACTTTTCCGACAACATTATAAGCGATCCAAAGTTTTTCTCTGGTTTCGCCTTCTTTCGCACCTGTCTTTTCTAAGAGTGCTTCAGAATAAATTTTTTTAAGAGTATCTAACGCCTCTTGAAAGAGTTTATTCTCTAATAATTGTTTGACCTGGGATGAGCGGCTTAGTTCCTTCTCTCTCCTGATCTGATCTTTCTGATCCATTTATACCTTTTAACTGGTCACTAAATATATTAGCAGACTTTTCTGCTTTTTCAAGAATTTTTGTATTATCTGCCATAATCATTTTATCTAAGTCAGCATCCGCTTTAATTTTAGCTGTATCAAGTTGTGTATTATATTTCAAGGCAATATCTTTAATCTTCGCTTCAAAATCTAACAAGTCCGCTTGACGTTCCTGATTCAGTTCTTGATATTTAAGTTCTAAGTCAGCAATCTTACGTTTATTCTCCGCATCAATCCTAGTAAATTCAATTTTTTCAATCGGTGTCAATGGTGGTGGTGTAGGTGGACCCATCATTTGTTTACCCATCTCAGGATTAACAAAATAACTTTCAACATTCTTTAATCCTGCATTTTCAACAATCTTAGATAAGGTATTATATATATTCGTTAGAGTAACCATTGGAAACTCCTTATTACCCTGTAATTGAAAGCCTTGAAGCTGTCTTTGTAAAATATTATTAAGCATAACGATTTGTTGCTCTTTCGATCCTGTTCCTAATCCCACTACGACTGAAATATTGAAACGATCTCTCCATTCTGTCGGTTTAACCGGAACATACTTGTTATGAATCATAATCACTTTTTCTTTGTCCTGATATTTAACCATCAGTTCAAACATTTTTCTAAATAAATCTTTAACGCCAGTTTCGGCAAAAATTCTAGCGACTAATTCTGAACGCATTTGCGTTTGCGTCATTAAGGTATTCACACCAGTTGCTGTTTTTGCGTTTAACGTATCAGGATCTAATCCTTGAATTTGTTTTGAAACTCCAGTTCGACTTTCTCTAACCGAATCCAAATATTCTAATAAAGGAAAGGCTTGTTGGGAAATCGGTTGTGATTGTAAAGGCTGCATGACTTGATTAGGTGGTTGTTTGGTTCTGACTACACCTCCAGGTCTAGTTGTTAGGAGATCATCCATATTAACCATACCATCCATGATCGCCACTCTGTTGTTGTTGGTTAAATACATATTATCCAACAGTTGACGCATCACCGTTGATTTCATTAATTGAATATCTTCAACTAATTCGGAAATAGAACGACCATAAAATCTATGCGGCATAGGAATCGGTGTAACCGAAACAAAAGGCATATTATCGCAAGGCGAATTTTCTAAAATAAAAGCACCTTCCACTCCTGCCGTTAAAACTTTTCTTAATTCTGCTATGCCATCCTTGTCAAAATCATAACGCACATAACATTCGTAAATTTCAACTTTTTCTGTTGAACGATCCGTTGGCGTTTCTATGGGAAAAGCACTAATGGGTCTTTGTCGCACTAAATTTTCAGTATTGAACAAGGAAACTTGAGCGGTTGGCAATCGCATGAC